CTGCGGGATATAAGGTAGAACCTTGGATCAAAACTTCTTCCGAAGATTTATATGTTTTGAATATGTCAAACGTCATGACCATGACTGAATGCACTGACATCGAAATGATCATGATGCATCAAAGATACATACATGAATCAGATGAAAAAGAAGGCACTAAATCTCACATAGATAGGAAGATGGGATACATATCTAGTGTCTCTGATGCCAAGAAGATGCTAGAGAAGTTGTTCCTAAAGGATATCAAAGATAGCTAATAGCTCATCTTTGAACCCTAACAGAGTTATTCTATTCATGGAGACAAGGTTTGTCAAGCCCCTGACACCTTGTCACTTTCTACATTAAATGATATAATGTGTTCATGTGATAATATATTCCTATGTCTGTTATTACCATGCCAAGGCGGAAAGCAAAGTCCGAACATTATGTAAACAATAAAGAGTTTCTTGCCGCTATTGTCGAGTATAAGAGTAGGGTTAAAGAAGCTGCTGCAAAAGAGATTCCTGATCTTTTAGATCTTCCTCCTGAGAAGCAGTTTGAAATTCTAAAGACCTGGACTAGTCCCAACAAACCAAGGATTACGAATTACCTAGGTGAGTGTTTCTTGAAGATTGCAACACACTTGTCTTACAAACCAAACTTTGTGAACTATATGTTTAAGGATGATATGGTTTGTGATGGTATTGAGAACTGCGTTCAATATATCAATAACTTTGATCCAGCAAAGTCAAGTAATCCATTTGCATATTTTACTCAAATTATTCACTACGCATTTCTCCGTAGAATTCAAAGAGAGAAACGTCAGTTAGAAATCAAAAACAAAATTCTTGAGCGATCTGGATTTGAGCAGGTCATGGTGGATGATAACACTATTGACGGTGGCAATTATTCAGACTATAATAGTATCAAGGATAATGTACATACGAAGCTTCGTAGCGGTTATTGATGAAGGTTGCCATTATCACCGATCAACATTTCGGTGCTCGAAAGAACTCGAAACTCTTTCATGATTATTTTCTAAAATTCTATAATGACATCTTTTTTCCATATCTGGAAGAAAACGGTATCACTACTATCGTTGATATGGGAGATACCTTTGATAATCGTACCGGTATTAATTTCTCATCGCTTGCTTGGGCTAAGGACAATTATTACGATCGTCTATCTAATCTTGGAATCAGAGTTTATACGGTTGTTGGCAACCACACCGCTTACTATAAAAACACTAACTCAATTAATGCCGTTGATCTTCTACTCAGAGAGTATGACAACATACACGTTGTATCTGAGTATGAGGAAATTAAACTTGATAACCTGAAGGTTGGTTTAATCCCTTGGATCAATGCAGAGAACGAAGCACATACCTATTCCAAACTGAAGAAGACAAAGTGTCCTGTTGTTATGGGACACCTTGAACTTAGTGGGTTCATGGCAAATCAGAATCATGTCATGGAACATGGTGCAGATCGAAATCCTTACAAAAAATTTGACAAGGTTTTTTCTGGGCATTATCATCATCGCAGCAGTCAAGACAACATTCACTATCTTGGTAACCCATATGAAATCTACTGGAATGATGTAAATGAAACACGTGGTTTCCACGTGTTTGATACTGAAACTCTAGAGCATACTCCTATCAACAATCCTTATAGGATGTTCTACAAGATTTCTTACAACGATGATAACTATCAGACATTTGATGCTCGTCCATACAAAGATAAGATCGTAAAGATTCTGGTCAACAACAAAGGTGAGGGAGTCAAGTTTGAAAAGTTTGTAGACAAACTCTATCAGGCAGGTGTCTTTGATCTCAAGATCATTGAGTCAATCGACTACGATCATGGTTTTGTTACCAGCGAGGATCATGGACAAGATACCGAGGACACACTTTCTCTTCTGAGTAAATACATTGATGAGATTGAGACCCAGGTGGATAAGTCCAAAGTCAAAGAGTTATTTCAAACCGTGTATAAGGAAGCTTGTGAGGTAGAGTAGTGTATCTTTTAGCAGTCAAGGGAAGAGAAAACGAAGCAGCATATGCTGTTCCAAACTCCTTTGGCGAGAAGGTGTTGTATCTCTTTGAAGAAGAGGACGATGCTGAAAGATATGTTATGATGTTAGAAGAAAACTCTGGATATCCAGAGATGAACATCATCGAAGTTGATGATGATGCAGCAGTCCATGTGTGTGAGTCCCAAGGATACCAATATGCGGTTATCACTGCGGATGACATTGTAATTCCACCAGAAGGCGATGATTTTATTTCAGAAGATTAGATGGAAAAACTTTTTGTCCACGGGTAATCAGTGGACAGAAGTTAATTTGACTCAAAACGAAACGAATATTATTGTCGGAACAAACGGAGCAGGTAAGTCAACTATTCTAGACGCCCTGACATTTTCTCTGTTCAACAAACCTTTTCGTAAGATCAATAAACCTCAGCTGATCAACTCTACAAACGAGAAGGATTGTATTGTTGAAATTGAGTTTAACGTCAAGGGGCGTGAGTACAAAGTCATTCGTGGTCTGAAACCCGCAAAGTTTGAGATCTGGGTTGATGGCAAGATGCAGGATCAGTTTGCATCTGCTGTTGAGCAGCAGAAGAACTTCGAGCAAAACATTCTCAAACTGAACTATAAGTCCTTCACTCAGATTGTGATTCTAGGTAGTAGCACTTTTGTACCATTCATGCAACTCTCGGCAAAAGATCGTAGAGATGTTATTGAAGATCTTCTTGATATCAAGATCTTCTCTGCGATGAGTGAAGTGATCAAGACAAAGCTTCGTCTCTATCGCGATGAGACACGTACCTTAGAACTGAAGAAAGACAGTCTGGTCGATAAGGTCAAGATGCAGAAAGACTTCATTGATCAGATTGAGAAGAGTAGCAAGGAAGATATTCGGCAGAAGAAAGAGTCATTAAAGAAGATTGCAGAGGAAGCAAGTGGATACATTCATGGCAATATCAAACTCACAGAGGAACTCGATGACTTTCAAAAAGTTCTGAAAGGGTTTGAAAATCCTGACAAAACTCTTCGTCAACTTGGAACACTTCGTGCCAAGATACACCAAAAGTCAGAGACGTTTAGTAAAGAATGTAACTTTTATGAAGAAAATGAGGTTTGCCCCACCTGTACTCAACCTATTGAAGAAGAGTTTCGTGTAAATAGAATCAGGGATCTCAATACCTCAGTCGTTAAACTCCAAAAAGGGTTAGATGAACTTGAAACCAAAATTAAAGAAGAGGAGGAACGAGAGTCCCGGTTTATCGAGCTCTCACAGGAGGTTACTTCCCTAACGCATGACATTTCTCAAAACAATATTCGGATTTCGGGATTACAACGACAGTCACGTGATCTGGAATCAGAAATTCAAAGACTTACCGACAACCTTGCAAACCGAAATTCTGAACACGAGAAATTAGCTGAATTCAAAAACAACCTTCAATCAACATACGAAAAGGTTGCCAAACAAAAAGAGTTAATCACTGAACACGATTTTGCATTTTCACTTCTAAAGGACGGAGGAGTAAAGAGGACCATCATTAAAAAATATCTGCCGATGATTAACCAACAGGTTAACCGGTATCTTCAGATGATGGACTTCTACATCAACTTCACCCTAGACGAAGAGTTCAACGAAAGTATACAGTCCCCCATTCACGAGGATTTTTCGTATGCAAGTTTTTCAGAGGGAGAAAAGATGCGGATCGATCTCGCCCTCCTCTTCACTTGGAGAGAGATCGCCGCCTACAAGAACTCTACCAATACAAACCTACTGATTATGGATGAGGTGTTCGATAGTTCCCTTGATGGTTTTGGCACTGAGGACTTCCTCAAAATTATTCGCTTTGTCATCAAGGGAGCTAACGTTTTTGTTATCTCTCACAAAGAAGGGATGTTCGACAAATTCCAAAGTGTCATACGCTTTGAGAAGATCAAAGGTTTCTCCCGTATGATGCCCACCGAACAAGTTGTACCGGACTATGAACCATGACCATCCCAAACTGGCAACACCACTCTAAGAAGGACAAACACGGTAGGGGTACTTGCAAAGGGAAGATCCGAGCAAGAAAACAATCCCTCAGACACTTCAAGAACTGTCACCCCAAGACCTCTGGTAAGCGCCAGGGGTCTTATAGTATCTGCATACGAAACGAACCAGATGTCTGTCAACCTAGAAGTCAAAGGCACTCTTGCCAAACTGCTTGCTACTGAAGACCTGCTCATTGAGCACAAGAAAGTTCAGACTGCATCCTTTGATGTTGAGCGTCGTATCTTGACTCTGCCCATCTGGGATCTGGCTAGCAATCAGGTTGTGGATCTTCTGGTGTCTCACGAAGTCGGTCACGCACTCTTCACTCCTAATGAGGACTGGACTGAGAAAGTTAGGATTCCAAAAAATTATGTCAACGTTGCTGAAGATGTGCGCGTTGAGAAATTGATGAAGCGTAAATACTTGGGTATTTCTAAAACCTTTTATCGTGGATATCAAGAACTGAATCAACTTGATTTCTTCTCCGTCGATGGAGTGGATCTTGATTCCATGAATCTTGCAGATCGTATTAATCTGCATTTCAAAATTGGTGCATTCCTGGGAATTAAGTTCACACCCGAAGAACAGGAGGTTGTTGATGTCGTTAGCAAAGCAGAGACATTCGATGACGCTCTCGCAGCAGCAGAAGTTATGTACACTTTCTGCAAAGCTAGAGCAGAGGAGAAAAAGAAAAATGAAACGAAGAATCAGGAATCTGGTCAGGTTTCTGAGGAAGGGCAGTCTTCTACTACTCAAGATAGTGGCGAGTCTGATTCTCCTAGCGATGATCTTGATTCTGATTCCACCTCTAACTCTGGTGGCGCTTCTAATGTTGAAGGTAATGATGGTGACCCTGATACTGGTGGGGGGATTCCTACTGATGGCACTTCTGTAGAAACGATGGAGAGTCTTGATCAGAAGATGAAAGATCTGATCAGCAACAACCAATATTCAGACTCCCACTATCTTGAGATTCCAGAGTTCCCTCTTGATAAATTGATTGTCAGTAATTCGTTTGTGGTTTCTCAAGTCAACAAGTTCTGGGACAATGTGTATGAAGATCTGGACAATCCTTTTGAGCGGATTGATGCAGAACTTGCAAAGTTCAAAAAAGATGCTAGTAAAGAGGTAAACTATCTTGTCAAAGAATTCGAGTGCCGTAAGTCTGCAGACTCTTATGCTCGTGCTACTACTAGTCGGACTGGAGTTCTCGATACAAGCAAGCTACACACTTATCGATACAATGAAGACCTGTTTAAAAAAGTAACTACTCTTCCTGAAGGTAAGAGTCATGGACTGGTCTTTCTGTTGGATTGGAGTGGTTCCATGGGAGATCATCTTTTGAGCACTGTCAAGCAGGTTCTGAATCTTGCTTGGTTCTGTCAGAAAGTTGGTATTCCTTTTCGTGTCTATGCCTTCACCAATGCCTGGTATGTTGAGCGTAGTAGTGAATACTGGGAACCTCAGAAGAATCTTCTTGGAGACGCAGAGTCAAACAGTGTTTGGGCTAGTGATGACTTCCGTCTGATTGAGTTTCTAACGAGTGAGGGTAATGCGAAAGATTTTGAAAAGCAGGTCAAGACTCTCTGGCGTCTGACCAAGGCAAACAGTCGCGGTTATGATAATCCTGCTATCCCTGTGGGATTCTCACTGAGTGGAACTCCCTTGTTTGTTGCTCTTTCTTCACTCACTAGTGTCCTGCCTGCTTTCCAGAAGAAGTATGGACTTCAGAAAGTTCACACCATTGTTCTTACTGATGGTGAGTCTGAACCTCTGACATACACTTCTTATCGAGAAACTCGTGATGGTGATCTTCGACCAGTGCGTTGCCAGATTCGGTCTCGTTCTACCTATTTGCGTGATCGTAAACTGGGAACCACTTATAGTC